TCAGGCTTCAGGCAAAGGTCGTGAGCGGCAGTCTGCTGGCGATTTACTCTCCTCGATCGCCTTCAGTCGGCCAAACTCTTCGATGGCCATTACCACGACGACCGGGCGCCCATGCTTAGCAACGATGACTGGTTCGGCCCGCGCCAAATCGACAAGCCGGCCAAATCCGTACTTCGCTTCCTTGGCCGTGAGCGTCAGCATTTCCAATCCTCGGCATCAGCTTGAGGATTGGCCATTTTGGCCGGAAGCACAACCCGGTTTTGTCGGCTAGGTTGAATTTCGCGAGCCCGATGGCCCGCTTGATGCCTTCGACTGCTGCCCCCACTCCACTGGGAACGGCTCCATCAGCCTCGGCAGCGTCATCCCCTCCGGCTGCCGCCCGTCCAGGATCGCCTCGACGATGTCCGGCGCCAGCAGGGTCAGGCGCAGCAGGCGGGAGATGTAGGACGAATTGATCGTTTCAACCGCGGCCAGTTCATCGATCGTGCTGTACCGGCCCGTCTCCATCATCCGCCGCCACCGGAACGCCCGGGCCAGTGCCTTCACCAACGTGGTGTCGGCAGCCGAGGAGCCCCTGCTTGTGGTGCTGCTCGGCGCGATCATCAGCTTCCGCCCGCCCCGCTGCTTCCGGACCGCCAGCGGCACGCGCACGGTCAGCATCTGCGCGGCACCGGTCATGCCGCCACCCTCGCCAGTTCCGTAGTCGGCGCCGCCAGGTCCCTCGCCAGGCTGGCCAGCCCTTCCAGCCTGAGCCGCACGTCGGCGCCACCCACCCCGATGTCCACCCGGTCGACCAGGAGGCGGATGATCCGCGCCTGCTCCGCGGGGAAGAGTTCCTCCCACAGCGGTTCCAGCCGCTCCAGCGCCAACCGCGCCTCGTCCTCGGTCATATCTGGCGCAGAGGCCCGTGCGGCGCGCCAGGCGCCGAGCACCACCTCCGGCTGGCGCAGCAGTGCCCTGACCTGCGCGATGACCGCGCCCTCAATCTCCGCCGCCGAAATGCGAGCGATGGCAGGACCGTCCGCGGCACTGCCCTTCAGCACCGACTGGCTGACGTAGTAGCGGTACTGCTGGCCGCGTCTCCCCCGCGCGTGGGTCGGCGACATGGCTCGGCCGTCGCTGCCGAAGATCAGCCCGCGCAGCAGCGAGGGTGTCTGGCAGCGCGTGCGGTTGGCGCGCGTTTTAGGGCTGATCGCCAGCAGAGCATGCGCTGCGTCCCACATCGCCCGCGGCACGATGGCGGCATGCTCGCCCGGGTGCGACTTCCCCTTGTGCATCGCCTCGCCGAGATAGGTGCGGTTGCTCAACACCCGGTAGACGTCGCTCTTGGTGAAGGTGCGGCCGCGCTTCGTGGTGGCGCCCTCGGCGCGCAGCGCCTGGACCAGCTTCGTGCCGGATTCCGTCTCGATGAACCCCTCGAAGACCCGGCGCACCAGCGCCGCCTCGGCCTCATTCACCAGCAGCTTGCGATCCTTGGCGTCGTAGCCCAGCGGAACGAAGCCCCCCATCCAGATCCCGCGCGCCCGTGACGCCGCCACCTTGTCGCGGATGCGCTCGCCGATGACCTCCCGCTCGAACTGCGCGAAGCTCAGCAGGATGTTCAGCGTCAGCCGGCCCATGCTGGTGGTCGTGTTGAACGACTGCGTGACGGAGACAAAGGTCACGCTGTTCGCGTCGAAAACCTCCACCAGCTTGGCAAAGTCCATCAGCGCGCGCGACAGGCGGTCGATCTTGTACACCACCACCACGTCAATCAGCCCGCGCTCGATGTCCGCCAGCAGGCGCCGCAGCGCCGGCCGTTCCAGCGTTCCGCCAGACACACCGCCATCGTCGTAGCGATCGCGGACCAGCACCCAGCCCTCCGACCGCTGGCTGGTGATGTAGGCCTCACAAGCCTCGCGCTGGGCGTCGAGCGAGTTGAACTCCATGTCGAGCCCTTCCTCGCTCGACTTGCGCGTGTACACCGCGGCGCGGATCTTCCTCACTGTGGCCGGCATCGCGGCCTCGGCGGCTGGCTTGCGCTTCATGCCGTGCCCCTCCGGTTCTTCAGGCCGAAGAACAGCCAGCCATTCCAGCGCGTGCCGGTGATGGCGCGGGCGATGGAGGAGAGCGACTGGTAGGGGCGGCCTTGATACTCGTAGCCGTCGTGCAGGACCGTTACGCTGTGCTCGACGCCCTGGTACTCGTGGATGAGGCGCGTGCCAGTGATCGGCTTGTCGTCGCCGCGGATGCGCCGCAGGACGGGATTGCCGCCGTCCAACTGCTCGCCCAGTGCTTGTAGGCGCTTAATTGTCTCGGGTTTCAGGCCGCCATAGGCCAGCTCCTGGAGCCGGTAGGCCAGGCGGCTCTCCAGAAAACGCCGGTTGTACGGCGGCGGCTCGGCGGCGAAGAGTTCCCGCCACTGCTGCTTCAGGTCGGGCGTAGTGGTGGTCTTCAGGGTTGCAAGCCGGCCCAGCACGTCGGCCGGCGGGATGGCGGGGATGGTCGGCGCCGGCGGGGCGCCGGGTTTGGGTTTGGTGGCGCGTGTCATGCGGGTCTCCGGTTGGTCCGGTTCGCATGCAGGCGCGGGGGCGCCGGGAAGTGTAGGCCGCGCTCTCCCGGGTCAGCAGCCTCTCGCGCAGCTTCCTCGGCAGCGCGGCTGCGCAGCCGCACCAGGCCGGCCGCCAGGATGCTGCACACCTCACGGAGGTGCGGCGGGAGGTGGCCATTGATCGGGTTCGGCAGGGGCATCGGGATCCAGCACGCATTGTCCTGCCTATTCTCTACCGCCTCGCCACCCGCACCTTCTCAGCCGGCCGGCTCGGCGCGGCGCCATGCACGGCCGTCAGTGCCGACGGTCGTCCGACATCCTGCTGGCGACGCTGATCGGCGCGATCGTCACCAAGCCCTATGCCATCCCCGAGGCGGACTGGACCTATGCGGGGCCGCTGGCCGGCATCGCCACCGGCAGCGACACCGCGGTGCAGGCCGCGGGCGGCGCCGGCATTCGCCGCTACGTCACGGGGATGCAGGTGCAGAATGCGAGCGCCACGGCCACGGAATTCCAGATCCGCGACGGCACCACGCCGGTCTGGCGCGCGCTGCTGCCGGCCAACCTCGGCCCCACCAACATCGACTTCCCGACCCCGCTGCGCACCACGGCCAATGCCGCGCTGAACATCCAGGCGGTGACCGCGGGCGCGGTGGTGATCGCCAACCTCCAGGGCTTCACGGCGCCCTAAGCCCAGGATTTTTGCCCATGACAGAACCGATCGAGCCGGGCGGGGATATCCCCGCGCCGGATCGAATGCCCGACGCTGGGCAATCGATCACTGCGTGCCGCGCACTCGCAGCGCCTGTCACCGTTAACCGCGCGGCCCGCACCGTCGAGGTGGTGTGGTCCACCGGCGCCCGCGCCCGCAACTTCGTCCCGCCGCTCGGGCCCATCATCGAGGAGCTCGACATGCGCCCGGAGGCGGTGCGCATGGATGCTCTGCGCTCGGGCCGCGCCCCGGTGCTGGACACCCATCGGCGTGCCGGGACACGCGACGTGCTCGGCCGCGTCACCACCGCCCGCCTCGAGGCTGGCCGCGGCTACGCCACGCTGCAATTCAGCGGCGCCGATGACGTGGAGCCGGTCTGGCAGCGCGTCGCCGACGGCACGCTGCAATCTGTCAGCGTCGGCTACCGGGTGCACCGCTACGAGCCGCGTCCGGACGCCGCCACCGGCCAGACCATCCACCGCGCCGTGGATTGGGAGCCCTACGAGATCTCGATTGTGCCTGTCCCGGTGGACGGCCTGGCCGTGATCCGTGGCGAGGGGGACCAGGGCACCCCCGCCACCGCCATCGAACCCGCCCTGACCATCCCCGAGGAACCACCCATGACCGAGACGACGCCGGAGATCCCGGCTGCCCCTTCGGCGCCGCCCGCTGCGTCGCCGCCCACCACCCCGCCCCAGGAGATCCCCGTGACCACGACGCCCACCAGCACCCCGCCCACCGCTCCGCCCGAGCCGACCCGTGCCGCGCCGCCTGCGCCCGACCTCGACGCCATCCGCGCCGAGGCGGACCGCGCCGCCGTCGAGCGTATCGCCGCCTATGAGCCGGTGCTGGCCGGCGCCCGCGGCCTGGTGACGCCCGACATGCTCGACGCCATGCGCGAGGCCGCCATCCGCGACCGCATCTCCCCCGAAGTGCTGCGCGGCCGGCTGTGGGACGCCTTCTCCACCCAGGGCCCGCGCCCCTCGCTGCCGGCGCGCCCGGAGACCGGCCCGGGCCAGGACGATCCGGCCAGCCTGCTCGACGCCATGGCCGAGGCGCTCGCCGCCCGCTCCATGCCGGGCTACCAGGCGCCCAGCACCGGCCCCGGCGCCGGCCGCCACGTCGAATTCATGGGCTGGCGCCCCTCCGACATGATGGGCGAACTCCTGCGCGCGCGGGGCGAGCGGAACATCCCCCGCAACCCGACCATCCTGGCCGAGCGCGCCTTCCACACCACCAGCGACTTCCCGGCGCTGCTCTCCGCCGCGGCCAACAAGATGCTGCTCGCGGCCTATGCCCCGGCGCAGCCGACCTATCGCACGCTGTTCCTCCGCCGCGACTTCCGCGACTTCAAGCCGCACCGCCACCTGCGCGTCGGCGACTTCCCCAACCTCGTGGCGCTGTCGGAGAACGGCGAGATCCAGGCCGGCACCATGTCCGAGAGCCAGGAGCTCGTGTTCCTGCAGACCTTCGCCCGGCGCATCCGCGTCACGCGGCAGATGCTGGTGAACGACGATCTCGGCGCCTTCACCGACTTCGCCTCCATGATCGGCCGGCGCGTCGCCGATTTCGAGAACGCCACCGCCTATGCGCTGGTGAACAGCGCCACCGGCGACGGCCCGACGCTGGTGACCGGCGCCGCCCCGGTCTTTGCCACCGGCGCCGCGCGGCTCAACAAGGCCACCGCCGGCACGCTGCTCGACCTGGGCAATCTCGCGCTGGGGCGTGCCGCGGTCATGCGGCAGCGGACGCTGGACGGGCTGCCGATCGCGGTGGGATCGCAGATGCGCCTGCTGGTCGGTCCGAACCAGGAGCTGGCTGCCCGGCAGCTCACCGTCTCGGTGCAGGCGACTCAGACCAGCAACGCCAACGTCTACGCCGGCTTCGTGCAGCCGCTGGTCGAGCCGCTCATCCCGGCCAACCGCTGGTATCTGTTCTCCGATCCCTTCGCCGCACCCGTCTATGTCTACGGCTACCTCAACGGGGCCGAGGGGCCGCAGGTCACGACCGGCAATGTCCAGGGCGTCGACGGCGTCGAGGTGTCGGTGATCTTCGACTTCGGCGTCGGCGCAATCGACTGGCGCGGCGCCTGGTTCAACCCGGGCACCTGATCCCGCCTCCTCCCGTCCGTCATCAATCGACGCAGAGGGCGCCCCACCGGGCGCCTTCTGCGCTTCTGGAGACCTCCTCCCTATGCGCAACTACGTCCAGCCGGGCAACAGCCTGGCCATCGCCGTCCCCTATGCGGGTGGCATCCTCTCCGGCCAAGGCGTCCTGGTCGGCGCGCTGTTCGGCGTGGCCGCCGTCGATGGCGCGCAAAACGCCATCATCGAGGCCGCCACCCAGGGCGTCTTCGACATCACCAAGGAACCGGCGCTCGCCATCACCGCCGGGGCGCGCGTCTTCTGGGACAACACCAACCGGCGCATCACCACCACGGCGGCGGGCAACTTCCAGGTTGGCATCTCCAGCTTGGCGGCGCTGGCCGCGGACACCAGCGTCCGGGTCTGGCTGAACCGCGTGCCGGCGCTCGGCACGTGAGTATCGATCCCAAGGCGACCCGGGGCTATCGCAACCGCAACCCGGGCAATATCGAGCACGTCCCGGCCAACCAGTGGCAGGGCCTGGCAGATCCGCCCTCGGATGGGCGCTTCTGCCGCTTCAGCAGCCATGAGTTCGGCATTCGCGCGCTCGCTGCCCTGCTGGTCACCTACCAGGACCGGCACAAGCTGCGGACGCCACGCGCGATCATCGAGCGCTGGGCGCCGAAGGTGGAGAACGACACCGCGGCCTATGTCGCGGTGGTGGCGCGGCGGATCGGCGTCGGGCCGGACGAGGCGATCGATCTGCATCGGCATGATCACCTGCGCCCCTTGGTGGAGGCGATCATCCACCATGAATGCGCGGGGCTCACGTATCCCGCCGCGGTGATCGATCGCGCCCTGACACTCGCGGGCGTCCCCCCGGCTGCGCCGGTGACCCTGCGCGAGGTGGCCGCCATCACCGGAACCGGCCGCGGCGCCATGCTGGTCGGTGCGGCCGGCATCGCTACGGCCGTGGCGCAGGCGGCCCCCGCCATCCAGGCGCTGGGCACGCTGGCGCCGGCCGTCGCCATCGCGGTCATCGTGGCGGCGGTGGTCGGCGTGCTGGCCTGGCGGCTACGGCGGCCAGCATGAGTGCCTTCGCCGCGGCCATGGACGCATTGGCCGCGGATCCGAACATCGGTGCGGATGCGAGCTATCGCGCGGGCGGGACCGGGGCGCCGGTCCTGCTCCGCGTTGTCCGCGCGGCACCCGATCGGCTCGGCGACGCCTTTGGGACCAGCGTCATCCAGGCCAGCGATGTGCTCACGGTGGCCATCGCCGTGCTGCCCGTCGTGGACGCCGACGACACCTTCACCCTCGGCGCCGACATCCTGACCGTCCAGCACGCCGAGCGGGACGCCGCGGGCATCGCCTGGCGCGTCTTCTGCCGCCGATAGGAGCACCGCCATGATCGACCCCGAACGCATCGGCGGCATTGTCGGCGAGGCGCTGCTCGCCGGCGCCCTGGGTGCGCTCGGCGCGATGGCGCGCTTCTCCTCCACCGACCGACCGCTGCTGACCCGCGCCTATCTGCTGCACGCGCTGGCGGGCGGCAGATAGGCGCGGGTGCCTGGCTGATCGCGCATGCCTTCGAGCTCGACGGCTGGTGGCTTTTCGCGGTGGCGTGGCTGGCCGGGACGCTGGGCTATGCCGCGCTGCACGACCTGCTGCTGCGGATCCTCAGCCGCAAGTTCGACGGACGCTGATCCATGCGGCTCGGCGCCAGCATCGTCGGCGACCTGCGCAAGGTGCTGGCGGACGAGGTGCGCGCGGGCGAGCGCGCTGCGATGACCGCGATTCGCGCCGAGACGGAGCAGGTGAAGGCCGAGTTGCGCCGGCAGGTCACCACCGCCTTCTCGGGTAACGCCCGCGGCATCGCCAATGCCTGGCGGTCGATGATCTTCCCGCGGTCCGGGCAGTCGCTTCGGCCGGCGGGGCTGGTCTTCACCAAGGTGCCGAACGTCATCGACGCCTTCGAGCGCGGCGCGCTGATCCGCGCCAAGTGCGGCGGGAAGTTTCTCGCCATCCCGACCGGCTTCAATGCCGCGCGCGGTCGGCGTGGCCGCGGTGAGAAGGGTATGCGCGTGACGGCGGCGCAGATGGTCGCCAGCGGCCAGGCCTTCCTGCGGCCGTTCAAGTCGGGCCGCGGCTTCGTGTGGTGCCTGCCGCTGCGGCAGGGCGAGCAGACCGGGCGGCGGCGCAGGACCCGCTTGGTGGCTGGTGGCGTCACCGAGGTCGGTACCGCCAATCGCAAGGGGCGTGAGGCCTGGGCCCGCGGCCTGCTGGAGCAGGGAATGGTGCCGATGTTCCTGCTGCTGCCCCAGGTGAAGCTGGCCAAGCGGCTCGATGTGCGCGGCGCGGCCGAGCGCGGGTTGCGCCGCCTGCCGGGGCGCTTCGTGGCGGCCTGGCAACGCGAGAGCGGGAGGTCAGCGTGAGCGCGCGCGAGATCGCCATCGCCGCACTGCACAGCCGGCTGGTCACGTCGCTGGCGGCACGGAACCCAGCACCGATCGTGCTGCGGGGCGAGACCATCCCACAGCGCATCCCTGCCGGCGGACTGGTCGTCGTCCGCGACGGCGAGACGGTGGAGGAGACGCCCATCCTCTCCCCGCTGGCCTGGCAGATCGAGCACCGCGCCGAGGTCGAGATCACCGTCGCCGGTGCCACACCGGCTGCGCGCAACGCCTTGCTCGACGCGCTGCTGATCGATGTCGCCGCGGCCATTTCCGCCAACCGCACCCTCGCTGGCGCTGTGGAATGGTCTCAGCCCGGCAGCGCGTCCTTCGAAGATGTCGAGTTCGAAGGCGCGGCCGCGGCCCGCGCTGCCGCCGTCCCCATCACCCTTTGGTTCACCGTCGCCGGCTCGCCGCTGGCCTGATCCCCCTCCAGGAGAAAGCCCATGCCCCGTGCCATCGGCGCGAATTGCCGCCTGCTCATGCTGCCCGAAACCACCTATGGCACCGCGCCCGGCAGCAACTGGCGGCGCATGCCTTTCCTGTCCTGCGACCTGGGCGCCGAGCAGCCGCTGCTGGATGCGGACGTCATCGGCGTGGGCAGCAACCGCGATCCGGCGGCGCCCTTCCTCGACACGGTGACGGTCGCCGGCCAGGCGGTGGTGCCGGTCGATCTGATCAACATCGGCCACTGGCTGCGGCTGCTGCTCGGCGCGCCGACCACCACCGGCACCACCAACTTCATCCACACCTTCGCCTCGGGTGCCGCCTCGCTGCCCAGCAATGCGATGGAGATCGGCTATCCCGATGTGCCGTCCTTCGACGTGTGCACCGGCGTGCGCGCCGACACGCTGGAGATGGACTTCACGCCGACCGGTGCCGCGACGGCCACCTTCGGGCTGCTCGGCCAGGGCTCGGTGCGCACCGGCGCCACGTCAGGCGGCACGTCGACCAGCGCGGCCTACACCGCCTTCAACAAGGCGCAGGGGTCGATCACCCGCAGCGGCTCGGCGCTGGCGCAGGTCACCGGCGCGCAGCTCACTTATGCGAACGGCATGGAGGCTGTGCGCACCATCCGCGCCGATCGCCGCGTCGAGGGGGTGGATCCCGGCATCGCCCGCTGCACCGGCCAGATCACCGTGCGCTTCGAGAACACGACGCTGCTGGCTCAGGCGCAGGCCGGCACCTCGGCAGAATTCGCCTTGGCCTTCACCATCGACGCCAACCGCAGCCTGACTATCACGCTGCACGAGGTCTATCTCGCGCTGGCCAAGACCCCGATCGAGGGGCCGGCCGGCGTGGAGGCCAGCTTCGATTTCAGGGCCGCCTTCAACGCCACGGCGACGCGGATGATGACGGCGGTGCTTCGAAACCAGCAGGCGGGAACAGAGTACGCGTGAGCCCAATGATCGTTGGGCAAACACAGTTGGATGGGACCGGGGCTCAGCGCACGGACCTCGTCGATGCACGAGGCGGGTGCTTTGGCGTGAAGGCGCAACAGGCACTTGTCCTGCAAATTCCTCTAAACTTGCTGCCCGGTCGGCCAGCGGACGAGACATGCGCGTTTCAGTAGGATAGCTTCATATGCTGCTTTAACGACGAGTTCGGAGATGTTGCTTGACCAGTGTTCTCGCCGGCTTGTCGGTACCCGTGGCCAAGGCGACAAAGGCTTCCGATGACTATCTAAAAGGGAAGCACAATCAACTCACTCAGTTCGACTCGATTGAAGACCTTGTGCTCGATGAGACCCGAATAACTGACAAGGACCGCAGGGCGATCGAGCATCATGTTGTCAAACTGCGATCCACGATAGTCCGGACACTTTGGTCGAACGAAATTTACGTAGGCCGCTCGCTGATCGACGACTTTGTACTGAACGCGGCGAAGACAGGTGCCGGCAATGTTCCCGCTCGTGTGATCGCCGAGCTTGCTGCGGCAGGCGCCGAACGGCCCGGCTTCGTGCTGTACCCGCTTACGCGTTTCGGCATGGAAATGCCGATGATCATGGAGCGAAACTCTAGTTTACGGGACCATGCCATATTTCCGAAGGCTGGCTTCGCTGTCTGCGCCCAGACTCACTCTGCCGAGACTGCATTTGAGAAACTTAAAGAGATGGCTCGCGCACTCGGCATTCGGCAGAAGATCGACTGGTGGGATATCCGACATTTCGCACTGAGCGCGGGCTGGTTTGGCAAGAATCCTCTAATGCTCGTCCGCCTCGTTTCCTATACCGGCGACACGTACGAGAACCAGTTTATCTACACTCTCAAAATTAGAATTGCCGCATCAACCATTCTCATGCTCCACTCTCTTGCAGTAGAAGGGAACGGTTTAGTCGACCGCTTCCATTCTTCCTCAAGCGTCAATAATTTTGAGACCCTCGACGTCCGTCACTATTTGATCGGGGAGGCCCTTCCTGGCCGAGGGCGTCCGATCTCGACGCGACGCGTGCCAATGAATGTGGCGCCGCTCGACTTGGCACGGCTTTCCGATATCGCCGCGACCCTCTCCACGAACGAGCTCATGACGTCGCGCATGAAGCGCTTTGAAGCCGCTATCACAGCAGCACTCAGGGTCGTTGAGCGAGGCTATTTTCTACATGTTAATCTGGCTACGAAATCGAAGGCAGAGAACCGCCTCTACCGCCGCCTTATCACGGCACTCGATTGGTTTCGGCAGTCATTCGGTTCGCGGACCAACGAGTCCGAGGCTGTCGTGGCCCTCGCTGTCGCCTTCGAAACGCTGCTAACTGATCATTATGGCCCAGGCGTTGCGGACCGGATCCAGAGGCGCGTAGGCATTTGCCTCAAGAGCGTGCCGGGCGTCGTCGCGTACAAAGACAGCGTCGTCGCCATCTACCACGCTCGTAGCGAGATCGTTCATTCCGGCGAACTCGGGCAGGCAACAAATATCGTGAGAGCTCAGGTTGCATTCGTCCGATGCTTCTGCGCGGTCGCCAAACGTCTGGCGACGTGGCTTCCCACGTCCAATGAGCCAATGCGCGATTTATTGGGCGACACATAGCGAACAAGCTTCAGATCAAGCCTTCTATAGAAGCCTTATTCTGCCTTAGCTCATACTATATCGTATTCGCATCGTTGCGATGTGCCCCAGCGTCCCACGGCGAGGCGAGTGTGAATTCGGCCTCTTTCTGGCAGCAGGGCTCGACATGCTGCTCTGCCGCTTTGCTGTTGAACGGCCTCCATTCCGAAGATCCACAACGGAGAACTTCATGCTCACCCTCAACCTCCCGGTCGAGCCGTACTGGCTCGCCCTTCCCCGCGGCGTCCGCGTGGAAATCCGCCCCGTCACCACCGCCGTGATGGCCGCCGCCCAGGCCGGCTCCGCTCGCCGCCTCGGCGCGCTGCGGGCCGCGGAGGCCGACCTCGACCCCGACATGGCGCGCGGCCTGGCCTTCGCCTTCCTGGTCAAGGCGCTCGCACGCCACGCCGTCACCGCCTGGGAGGGAGTGGGCGACGCCGCCGGCAAGCCGCTGCTGCTGTCGCCCGAGGCGGTCGAGCGGCTGATGGACATGGACGAGATGGCCGCGGCCTTCTGGGACCGCGCCACCGGCCCGGTCGCCGCCGTGGCCCTGGAGGGAAACGGCTAAGGGCCCGGGCCGAATGGCACTTCGGGCAGGGCCCTGACTACTGCCGCGGCTGCGCGGCCCTCGATCGCGACTGCGGCCTCGCCTGCCCCTACGCTGCCCACGCCCCGGCAAGCGTTGAGGGCGCCGCCGCCTGGGCCGCTGGCACCACCTGCGCCACGGCAACCATGGCCGGCCTCGACCTCGACATGCCGGCCGCGCTCGCCACCGCCCGCGAGATGGGCGCCACCGGCTGGGCCGCTGCCGAACTGCTCCTGGCCGTGCGCATGGGCCTCGCCGCCGGCAGCGCCACCCGGCGCACCGATCCCCCAGGACCCTGACCATCCCACCGACGCAGGAGGCGTGACGCATGGCGGATAGCACGCGCCGCGTCTCGGTCCGGCTGTCGCTGGACGATGCCGCCCGGGTCAAACAGGAGCTGCGCGAGGTCGGCGAGACCGGCCAGCGGAGCCTGGAACGCATCCAGGGCGGCGCCGACCGCGCCTCCCGTGCGCTGGACCTGTTGGATGTCGCGGTCCGCGGCGTGCAGATCGCCGGCCTCGCCGCCGGGCTGCGCGCCGTGATTGTCGCCGGCGACGCGCTCACCCAGTCCATGGGGCGGCTGAACACCGCGCTGGGTTCGGTCGAGCGCGCCGGCGAGATCTACGACCGCCTCTATCGCGACAGCCTGCAGACCGGCGTCGCGGTGCGCGAGAGCGTTGACGCCTTCGCCCGCTTTTCGATCGCGGCGCGCGAGATCGGCGCCACCTCCGACCAGGTCGCCACGCTGGTCGGCGGCCTCCAGCGCATCGCCATCGCGTCGGGTGCCAGCCAGCAGGAGATCGCCTCCTCTACCCAGCAGCTCGCCCAGGCACTGGCCTCGGGCACGCTGCAGGGCGATGAGCTGCGGAGCATCCTGGAAGGCCTGCCCACGCTCGCGCAGGCGCTCGCCCGCGAGCTCGGCGTCTCGATCGGCGAACTGCGCAAACTCGGCTCCGAGGGCAAGCTCACCGCCGACACGGTCTTCCCCGCACTGCTGCGCGCGGTCGAGCGGCTGAACGGCGAGTTCGAGCGCGCCCCGCTGTCTGTCGGCCGCGCCTTCGGGCAGCTGACCGCCGCCGCCGATCAATTCCTCGCGCGGTTGGACCAGGCGATCGGCCTGTCCAACGCCCTGGCCCGTGCTCTCTCCGGCACCGCGCGCGTGCTGGATGGCGTCCGTCGTGGGTCCGGCCTGCTGCTCCCCTCCGAGCAGGAGGCCGACCGCCGCGCCCAGGCCGAGGCCCTGCGTGCACAGATCGCCCGGCTCGAGGCGGAGAACGACGGCCGCGACAGCCTGCGCTCGCAGCCGCGCCGCGGTTCGATCCAGGGCGGGCTGGTCGGCACCGCCCAGCAGCAGGCCGGCGTCGACCGCGCTGCCCGGCTGGAGGAGCTGCGCCGGCAGTACCAGGAACTCCAGGAGGAGATCACCCGCGGCGAGGCGGCCGCCGGCGAGCGCCAGCACACTGAGCAGGAGGCCGCGGCCGGGCAGGCTGCCGAGGCGCGCCGTCGCCGCACCGCCGCGGATGCCGAGGAACTGCACAAGGCACTCGACGACCGCTTTCGCATCAACAGCGAATATGAGGACCGCGTCCGCCGCCTGCGCGAGGCCGAGGCCGCGGGCGGCATCACTGCCGCCGACCGCACGCAGTTGGAGACGCTCGCCCTCCGGGAACGCGACGAAGCCCTGCGCCGCATCGAGGGCACCACTCGCCGTGTCGCCAGCATCCCGCGCCCGGACCGCGAGGCCGAGCGCGAGATCAACGACATCATCCGCGAGCGCGAGCGGCTGATCCAGAACAACGAGAACGCCCAGGAACGCTACACCCGGCGCCTCGAAACCCTCGGCCGGCTGGTGGAGCGATCGGAGCGCATTGGCCAGCCCATCCCCGACGAAACCATCTCGCGCGAGGCCAATGCCGCGCTGGAGGAGCTGGAGCGCAGCCAGCAGCGCGTGCAGCAGGCGACCGAGCGCACCAGCAACACGGCGCGGGAACTCGGCCTGACCTTCTCCTCCGCCTTCGAGGACGCGATCATCAAGGGCGAGAGTTTCTCGAAGGTTCTCCAGGGCATCCTGCAGGACATCGCCCGCATCGTGGTTCGCCGCACCATCACCGAGCCACTCGGCACGGCGGTGACCTCCAGCCTGGCCGGCTTTGACTTCGGCTCGATCTTCTCCGGGATCGGCTCGGCGCTGGGTGGCCTGTTCCGCGCCGAGGGCGGGCCGGTGGCGGGTGGGCAGCCCTACATCGTCGGCGAGCGCGGGCCCGAATGGTTCGTGCCGCGCTCCGCAGGCACCGTGCTGCCCAACGGCATGGCGCCAGGCGGACCGGTCATCAACCAGAGCATCACCATCGATGCGCGCGGCGCCGATGCCGGCGTCGAGGCGCGGCTGCGCGTGCTCTCGGCGCAGATCGTGCGCCAGGCGAGTGCGGCGACGCTCGACGCCATCCGCCGCGGCGGCAGCGCCACCTCCATCGTGCGGGGATAACGGCCATGACCGAATACGCCTGGCCCGCCGTGCTGCGCCCGTCGCGGCTGAGCTTCTATCTCCAGCACAACACGCTGCGCTTTGTCTCGCCAGTGACCCGCGCCACGCAGGTGCTGCGGCGCGAGGGCGCGCGCTGGGTGGCGGAGGCGAGCTTCGAGCCGCTGGGGCGCGTCCAGGCCGGCGTGATGGACGGGCTGCTCGCTGCACTCGCCGGTTCCGCCAACACGGTCCGCATCTGGGACTGGCGGCGCGAATACCGCACCGGCGATCCCCGCAGCCAGGGCGATGTTCCGACCGGACCGTACTCCTTCTTGGACGCGACGATCTTCACCGACGGGACCGGGCTGGTCGTCGGCTCTGGCAATCCGTCCCTGGCGGCCGGCGCGCCACGCGGGGCGCTGTCCATCGTGACGCAGGGCTGGTGGCCGAGCACCGTGGCGGTCGGCGCCGGCGACTACATCGGCCTCGGCGGGCGGCTCTACATCGCCACCGCCGCAGTCGCCGCCTCGGGCGCCGGCACCGCCACCATCGCCATCGCGCCGCCACTGCGCGCCGCGGTGGTGGTGGGCGAGCCGCTGATCCTCTCCCTGCCAAGCGTGCCGATGCGGCTCGTCTCCGATGACGAGGCGGCGAACCCGACGCGACCGGGTCCCTTCGCCGCGGTCACCATCCGCCTGGAGGAAGCCCTCTGATGTCCGGCACGCCACGCCTCAGCAACCAGGCCGCCTCCGCCGCCACGGCGCCGATCGCCACGCCGGTCGTGCTGGTCGAGCTCGACTTCGCCACCGGGCCCTTTCGCGTCTGGACCGGGCTCGGCCCGCTGGACTGGGCGGGGAAAGTCTTCGAGGGCGCTGGGAGCATCGGCGCCATCTCGGATGTGGAGGAGACGGTGGAGCTGCGCGCGGTGCGGCTGACGCTCGCGCTGTCGCCTGTGCCGCAGGAGGTGGTGGACATCGCACTGGCCGAGCGCAGCTACCGCCTGCGGCCGGTCACGCTGTGGGGTGCGCTGCTGGATGCGCAGGGCGCCTTCGTGGCGGACCCGTTTCCGCTCTGGGCCGGGCTGATGGACACGATGGAGGTGACGGACGGCGCCGAGCCCTCCGTGGCGCTGGCCTGCGAGAGCCGGCTGGTGGACCTCGAGCGCGCCGAGGTGCGGCGCTACACCGATGCCGATCAGCAGGCCGAGTATCCCGGCGATCGGTTCTTCGAGTACGTGCCGGCGCTGCAGGAGGCGGAGATCCGGCTGCCGATCCAGTGACGCGGCTGCCCGATTGGCCGGAACGGCTCGCGGCCCTGATCACCGCGGCCGAGCATCGGCCCTTCGACGCGGCGCGCTGGAACTGCGGGCGCTTCGCCATGGCCGCGGTGGTGGCGGTGACCGGGCAGCGTCCGTCCTGGCAGCATCGTCCCACGCTGGCGACGATGGCCGACACCACGGGCCACCCCCGCGTGCCGGTGCCCTTCGCCCGCGCCGGTGACGTGGTGCTCACCGCCGACCCCGACCGCCTCGGCGTCGTGCTCGATGCTGGTCGTGCCGCCTTCGTCGGACCCGTGGGCCTGCTGCGCCTCCCCATCACCGCCTGCACCATCGCCTGGAGGGTTGGCTGATGCCCGTCGCCATTCCCTTCATCGCCGCCGCCGCGGGGGCCGCCGCCTCCGCCGTCATCGGCGGCGGCGTTCTGGGCGCCGTGGCGGCCGCCGGCGCCGCCCTGGTGGTCTCGGCCGTGGGTGCGGCGGTCTTCCGCCCCAAGTCGCCCTCCGCCGCCCGCAGCGCCAACGTCACGCCAGGGACGGACACCGGCCCGGGCTCCGGCTTCGATCCGCGCACGCCCGGCGCCGGCCGCACCCAGTCCTTCCGCCAGCCCATCACAGAGCACCAGATCGTCTTTGGCCGCTGCCGCACCTCCGGGCCCGTGGTGTTCCTGCATTCTGCCACCGATGACGAGGGCCGCGCCGACGGCTTCCTCCATGTCGTCGTGGTCCTGGCCGCCCATCGCGTGCGCGCCATCGGCGAGGTGTTCCTGAACGGCACCGCCTCCACGGACGCGAAATTCGCCGGCCTGCTGCGCATCGATCGCGCGCTGGGCGATCCCGGCCAGACGGCCAACGCCAATCTCGTCGCCGACACCGGCGGCCAATGGACCGCGGCGCATCGCGGCCAGGGCCGCGCCTATCTCGCCGTGCGGCTCAAGCTGCGACCCGAGGCCTTTCCGTCCGGAGCGCCCAGCCTGTCGGCGATCGTCGAGGGGGCGGACACCATCCTCGATCCGCGCACCGGCGCCACCGGCTGGTCCGACAATCCGGCGCTCTGCCTGGCCTGGTACCTGACCTCGCCCTTCGGGTGGCGGGCCGCCTGGGCGGATATCGACCTGCCGGCGCTCATGGCCGCGGCCAACATCTGCGACGAGATCATGGGCCGGCGCGATGGCACCGCCGAGCGCCGCTACACCGTCAACGGCGCCGTCACCCTGGGCGAGGGCAAGATCGCCATTACCCGCAAGCTGGTCGCCGCCATGGCGGGGGCCTTGGTGGTCTCGGGCGGGCGCTTCTACATCCATGCCGATGCGCCGGCGGTTCCCGCCGCGACCCTCACCTCCGATGATCTGCGCGGCGACGTCACCATCGTGGGCTCGCGCCCGCGGCGGGATCTCTTCAACGGGGTGCGCGCCGTCTATGTCGAGCCGGCCGCCGCCTGGCAGCCGACCGATGCCCCGCCGCTGCTCGCCAGCAATTACGTCACCGAGGATGGCGGTGAGGCGATCTACCGGGACATGGAGTTCCCGCTCACCACCTCGGCGGCGACGGTCCAGCGCCTGATGAAAATCGAGCTGGAGCGCAACCGCCGCCAGCGCGAGGTGGCGATGCAGGCGAACCTCTCGGCGCTGCGCCTGCGGCCCTGGGATGGGGTGACGGTGGCGCTGGAGCGGCTCACGCCCTTTCCAGCGCGGGTGACGGGCTGGGCGCTGGCGCCGGATGGCGGCGTGAACCTGCAACTGGCCGAGGAGGATCCCGCCGTCTGGGCATGGAACCCGGCAACGGATGAGCGGGCGACGGGGCAGAACCCGTCCGTGGTGCTGCCGAACCCGGGCGTGATCGCGGCACCGGCTGCCATCCTGGTGGAGACGCCGCTAGGAGCGACCTTCACCGCGATCGCGGTGTCCTGGTCGGCGGTGGGCTCCGCCTATCTCGCCGGCTACGAGATCGAGTTCCGCCCCACCTCGGTCGCGGTTTGGCAAGGCTATGCCGGGGGCTTCGGCGCCACCGCTGTCGCCATCCCCACGGCCGAGCCGACCGCATTCCGCGTTCGGGCGCAGGCGCGCAGCGGGGCGGTGTCGGGCTGGCGCGAGGCGCTGGTGCCCGCCGCGGCGTCGGGCCTGGCCGCAACCGGCATCGCGGGCGGTGTTCGCCTCTCGGGCGGCTTTCCCGCGGACGCAGTGCAGCTGCAGGTCTTCGAGGCCAGCAGCGCCAGCCTCACCGCCGCCACCAAGTTGGCCGCCGAGCCGACCGCACTGCCCTGGGATCGCACCGGCCTGACCACCGGCCAAGCCCGCTGGTACTGGCTCCGCAGCGTCTCGGTCGAGGGCAATGTCTCGGCCTTCGCGGGTCCGGTCACCGCCACCGCCCTCTGATCGGAGAACGCCATGCCGGCCCGCATCGATGACCTGCTGGTCCTCAACGCCAACCTCAACAAGACCGACTTCGCGAAGTACCTGCGCGACCGCGAGGCGGTGCTGCCGAATGATTTCGGCGGGCTGGGCGATGGCGTGGCCGATGATCGCACCGCCATCCAGGCGGCCTTCGATCGCGCCGGCGCGGACCAGAAATTCGCGATGATCCCGCCCGGCACCTGGAACGTCTCCGGCACCGTGACCCTGCCGGGCGGGGCGCGCGGGCTGATCATGCAGGGGACCATCCGCTACACCGGCACCGCGCCCACCTCCGTGCTGGTGCTCGGCGACGGCGGCACCATCCGCAACGCCGAGAAGCTCTACAGCGGGCTGAACGTCATCCGGCAGACGATCTCCGACTGGTCCTCGGAGGCTGATATCGGCATCACCGTCCGCAACGTCGATGCGAGCCAGATCGAATTGCGTCGGGTGGAAGGCTTCACCATCGGCATGCGCACGCTGGGCGACGGCCGCGGCGTGGAGGACAGCACCTTCACGCTGGGGCGCATCGTCAACAACCGCATCGGGCTCGACATCTGGTGCGCCACCGCCACCGCCTGGAACACCTCCATCCGCTACTATGGCGGCCACTTCGCCCAGGCGACCGGGGTGAATGCTGCGCAGGACCGGTTCGGGGTGCGCTTCGGTAATGAGCCTGGCGCCTACTCCAACCACAACCGCCACGTCTTTGACGCGCCAAACTTCGAGCTGCGTCAGGCCGGCAGCAACATCGCCATCCCCTTCCTGAACCAAACCTCGGGGAGCGCCATCATCGCGCGCAACATGCGCATGGAGGCCTGCTCGCCGCTGGCGGCCCGCCATACGGCCGGGGCGCAGGATTGCGAGTACGACATCGCCTGGACCAACACCTACCTGGTGGGCATCGACTACACGGCGACGGCAAACCGCTGCGGCAATGCGGTGATCAACCGGCACCGGGCTCCGGCCTCGCGGTTCCAGCGCTTCCTGGCCGGCGTGCCGAACACCCGGGCCGCGGCGTTCCGGCAGTCGGCCACGGAGGTGGGGGTGGAGGGGCTGATCACCATCGCTACCTCGACCACCACGGCCACCTTCATGGCGGACTTCTGCTTCAACGGGCTGACCGACCTGACGCCCACGGACCGTGCCGTGACGCTGGCGGCGAACCGCGGGCTGGGGTGGATGCTGGACACCTCCCAGGCGAAGGAATTCGCGCTGGCGCATTGGCTCACGAGCGGGGCGTCGGGCGGGCGGTTGTTCGTGCGCGTGTTCGATGGGGCGGGGAACGTCCGCGAGGACATCGCGGGCGATGTCCTGGCCTCGATCACCACCATGCAGTGGAACGGGCCGGCCAAGGGTTGGAACGCCGGCGCGCCGATGGATGACACCAACTTCAATCGACGGCAGACAATCCGCGTGGGTGCCGCCGTCGCCTACGCGCAGGTGGGGGTAATCGGGTTTGATGGGCCGATCGATTTGCAGTCGCTGCGGCTCTACGGGCTGCCGGAAGCCGCGCCGGCAGTGCTGAACGGCACGCCGTTGTTGACCGGGGCGCTATTCGGCTCGGGACGGCGGGAGTTCGCGGCGGAGGTGTCCTGGGATCTGCCGAGCCTGGCGCCGGGGGCGACATCGCTGCTCGACGTCACGGTGAACGGGGCGCGGGCCGGCGATCTGGCAACGGCGGCCCTGGTATCGTCAACGCGGTTCATCGAGCTCGATGCGGCAGTATGGTCGAACAACACGGTGCGCGTGATGGCACGGAACATCTCAGGGGCGACCTTCGACCTGGCGGCCGCGACGCTGTCGGTGGGGATAGTGAAGCGGCGGGTGCCGTAG